TTCAATGAACCTATATTTTTATTCTAGCAACTTTAAAAGCCGGTTTTGGTAAGTGGGAAAATAGAAAATGATATATCAAGAAAGGGGCAAAAATGGACAAGATAGAAACTTTAATTGCTTATTTGTTTGCTATCCAAGCATTTGCAAAAGATATACATTATTCTGCGAAAGGCGAAGCATTTTATAGTAAGCATTTGTTAGCAGATGAGATTTATAAAGGGATTGATGAGCAGATTGATGCGTTAATTGAAACGTGTATTTTGCCTTACACTTTGCCGAAGCATATTCCAGAATATTGGGAAGAAGCACAAGAGTTATTCCCCCCAGGGAAAGTAGATTTTAATAGTTTATATGATTTGCTTTCGCAAGCGATATACGAATTTAATAATGTTGGGCTAGAGGAAAATTCTGCGAGTTCTCTAATTGGTGATATTGCAAAAGACCTACAACGCAAACTAGGTTTAATAACAAGGCAGGTGGGATGATGAGTAAAGAAGATTTAACACCGAAGCAAAAACAATTCTGCGAAGAATATTTAATAGATTTGAACGCTACACAAGCAGCAATCCGAGCAGGTTATAGCGTAAAAACTGCCAACAGAATTGCAAGTGAAAACTTGTCAAAACCTGATATTCAAGATTATATATGCGAATTGAAGAAGAAAAGGCAAGAACGGACAGAATATACACAAGACGATGTTATTAAAGATTTGTTAGAAATAAAAAAAAGATGCATGCAAGCTGTATCAGTTCCTTTCTGCGAAGGAGTTTGGAAATTTGATAGTAGAGGAGCTAATCAAGCTATTGATATGTTGGCAAAACATATAGGATTTTACGAAACAGATAATAAGCAGCGTGCAACAAGTAATGTCCAATTAGACGATAAAACTGTTGAAAGAGTTATGAACAAGATAAAAGAACTATGAACACTTTTCTTGAGGATTTCCCAGACACAAACGCACAGGCAATCGTTAAAACTGCTTGTGAAAACAGCTTGAAAGTTTTTATTAAAATAATGCATTATTATACGACAGGAGCGCACTTTACTTTCAAACCTTTTCACGATGAGCTTATACAAAAACTTGAAGAAAGAGCCTTTTATAAAACGACTAAAAATCTTTTGATTAATCTGCCTGTTGGTTTTGGTAAATCTGCTATTGTTGAATATTTTAAATCTTGGTGTTTTGCACGAAATAAAAATATTTGTTTTCTTTATACTTCGTATTCAGATAAATTGATTGTAAAGCTATCCTCCGAAATTATGGAATTGATGAAATCAGAACCTTTTCAAGCACTTTGGGGGTATGAGTTTAAAAAGGATAAGAAAAGTAAAGCCAACTGGAGCATTCAAGGTTCTGTTGGTCGTGCTGGTTTAACTGCTGGCTCAATTGGTGGAACTATTACTGGTTTAGATGCTGGCAATCCAGCTGTCGAGGGTTTTTGTGGTGCGTTGATTATTGATGACCCTATGAAAGCAGGAGATGAGATTTACGAAACAAAAAGGGATTTAGTCGCTGAATACTTCGATAGAAAACTCACAACTCGTTTGAGACGTTCAGACGTTCCTATTATTCTAATTATGCAAAGATTGCACGAGGAAGATTTAACAGGTTATATTAAAAACGAGGGCAAATATGCAAGCGATTTGACACCTGAACAGCGTGAAAAATGGCGAGATAATTGGGATGAAGTTTGCGTAAGAGCATTAGTCGATGAAAAATCTATATGGGAAGAAAAGGTAAGTACAGAAACACTATTAAGAGAACGAGAAAGAACACCTTTTGTATTTTACCCACAAAGGCAGCAATCGCCAAACTCAAACATTAACGCATTATTTAAAGGCGTGCGATTTATTGATGATGAAACGCTCTTACATAATGGTTATGCTGTTTTAGATAAATCTTTTGGTGGAGAGGACAGCTCCGCTTTTGTCGTTGGTAACGAAGCGACTATTGACGGTAAAAAATGTATTGTTATGTATGGCAAGAAATGGGATAAACACGTTGATGAGTGTTTGCCTATGGTTTTTAGTTTCTTAGATAAGTATTTAATATCTAAGCGTAGAACTTACACCGAAAATAACGACGATAAAGGATATACAGCTCGTTATAACGGCTTTGTGTCGTATCATGAGAAAATGAACAAATACTACAAGATAATGACTTATCTATATGCTAACTGGCAGGATGTCTATTTTTTAAAAGGCACAGATGAGGACTTTATAAGACAAATTCAAAGTTACAATGAAGAAGCCGCACACGATGATTGCCCCGATGCAGCCGCAACATTATGTCGAATACTCCGAGATAACAAAATCAAAGTTGCAACTGGTTTACGCTGCTAAAACCCCGTTTTTATATACCTTATGCTTATTTTAAGGAGACTTAAAAATGCAATATCAAATAATGGCTGATAGTGTTGAAATCAACGCTAAAAATGTACAAGAATGGATGCAGATTTTTAAAAGTAATATTTTGCCAGAACGCCAAAAGTTTGGCGATTATTACGATGGCAAAAACTGTATTGTGAAACAAGGAGCAGTAAAAGGACGTCCGAATTATTCTATAAACGTAAATATGGCAAAATATATTATTGACGTTGCTACGGGTTATGCTTTTGGCAGCCCTATAAAATACACAACCGATGAGGACAACGCAAAGAAAATACTTGAAAAGTTGCAATATGTGCATAAAAACTGCAATATCGCAGAGTTAGACTTCCAACAAGGCGGAGATATGGCAACTTACGGCGTATCTTATCAACTTGTTATGGTTAATGGGGCAGACGGAGCAATAGAAAACAGAATTTTAATAAAATATTTAAACCCTTTGCAAACATTTTTCGTAACTGATAACACGATTTTAGAAACACCGCTCTGTGCTGTTTATTTCTATAATTATAAAGAAAACAACACAGACAAGACAAAGATTTATGTATATGATGCAGTTAATTTAACTATTTTTGTTGAAAAAGGCGGGGTGGCTAGTGTCGAAAGTGTAAAACCCCACAATATGGGAGCAATTCCTATTATCCAATGCTTAAACAATGATGACGCTTTCTCTGATATTCAATGCGTAACGGATTTGTTAGATGGATTGTCGCTTGCAATTTCAAACAGCACAGATAATTTACAATCTATCGCCAATGCTATTCTAGCTGCTTCTGGTGGAACTTTGGACGAGGAAGCTATCGCAGAACTTAACAAACACAAGGTGGCGAATTTACCCGAAGGTGCGTCTATGCAATGGGTTATTAAAAACGTTGACCCGACAGCAGAACAACAACAGGTAGATAATCTGCTTAATTTTATATTCCAAATCTCGCAAGTGCCTGACCTAACAGATGACGCTTTTGGCGGAAATCAATCAGGTGTCGCTATGCAATATAAACTATGGGGATTAGACCAACTTTGGGTAACGAAAACAACTAAATATAAAAAAGCTATTGTCCAAAGACTTAAAATTCTTATGCACTTGTTGCAATATCAATTTGCTAGTACAGTTCAAATGCTTGATGAAATTAATATTACTTTTGACAAAAACTTGCCAAAAGATAATTCGGCAGAATACGCAATGGTGCAAGCACTCAAAGACGTTGTATCTCGTAAGACATTACTTGAAAACATCTCAATAGTTGATGATGTCGAAGCAGAAATCGAAGCGTTAGACGAGGAAGCAGCAAAAACAGCGGATTTATACGGCTTTGAAAATAACAAGAATTTAGACGCTCAAGGTGATGAGGATGGCGAACAATAGCCAGTCATACTGGGCGGAACGTGCAAGAAAAGACAAAATTAAGGTTATTAAGACTGGCGAAAAAGGGATTGATAACCTTAAACGCTTGCTTAAATTAAATCTTGATGATGTCGAAAGGCAAATTAAGGAATTTTACGACAAATACGGCGATAACCCAGCCGAAAAAATGACTTATGCCGAATGGGAAAAGTACAAGGCTAAATTAAGCAAATTGGCGAAAGAAAACCCACAGGATAAGTATTTGCAATTTTTAGCAAAGCAGAATATCCCTAAATATCGCATTGATAGATTAAGAGCATTACAATTGGACTTGCAAATGCAACTAACGGAAGCGACAAACGGACAAGCTAAAGGCATTTATAATACGCTTGATGATGTTTCAAAGGTATCTCAAGCAACTTTTGCCAGCAGAATGGATAAAACGCTTGGATTAACCTTTAATGCAATTTCAAGCAGTAAAATGAAACAAATCATAATGTCCGACTGGAGCGGTGCGGATTGGTCTGAACGGATATGGAAGGACAGAGCAAAAGTTGGGCAAAAACTCAACGCAATATTAGAAAAAGGTATCCCGCAAGGCACATCTTTGCAGAAAATGTCAAGAGAGTTAAGAGATTTAACCGGGCAAAGTTTTAACAATGCTTTT